TCTTTCTGCTGTAGGTAACTCTGCTGTAAAAACAATTTTTGATTGACCATTTTCAGTAACGTATCCACGAGAGGTTATTGGTACACGAAACATTTCAAAGTCTAATGACTGCTTGCCTGAATAATCTCCAAGCACTCCATCTGAAGCAAGAGGTTTTGCTCCACAGCCAATGGCAATGTGGGAAGCGTAGGCGGGAGCCTGTCCAATAAGATATTTAGCCAAAATATTCTTACCTATATTAGTTATCATTGTTACACCTCTCCATATATTGTACCATTAAGTATCTCGCCACTGTCTAATATTTCTACATCTACCTGCTCATCAGGCTCAAGGGAAGAGACATTTATAACAAGATCCCCAGTAGTTGGGTCTATGTATACAGTCTCTCCGTTTGGACCTGTTCCAGAGTTTGGTAATTTTAACTCTAACTTAATAGGAAAGTTTTTAAAGTATGTATCTGAAGTGTTTTCTAAACTAATTATATTATTTGTATTATATTGAATATAAATATCTTTAAGGTTTCTTATAAGGCTATAGACTACATCTTGTCCATTAATGATGTCATTCCTTGAAATATTAATTAACTCTTGTCCCCCAATATTTTCAAAAACTAGGTCTGACATTATCTCTGGATCTAGTTCAGGGTTGCTAAGTGCAATTAGGGATGGGGTTGCAGGTTTTGTCGATGCCCTGAGTCCTAATTCCAAAATTGCTGCAGATTGATTTGCTACTGCATCTGTTGCCATTAAACTACCTCACTTAGAAATACTGTCATTGATGGACCACTTTGATCTTTTGAATACTCTATATTATACACAACAAACCGACTATCTTTTGGTGCAACCATATTGATTGAGTTATCAACATAATCTAAACTAACTATGTCTCCTAATTGAATCATAGGGTTTGCGAAAATCTTAACACCAACAGATTTTCTTGGCTTCATTATTTTATTAATAACCCAAGACATTAAATTTTCTGCAGCGTCATGGGATTGAATGTATGGAACTTCTAAACTAAAATCTTTTTTACCATAAGACATTCTGCTTGACTTTATGTCTTGATAATCTTTTTTAACTTTAAGTGGTGATATAACTAAATTTGATCCAATTAAATCTGGATTAGCAAGGTTGCTATTTTTTGAAAAATACTCATCAACTGTTAAATCTGTGTTTGACTCTTGAGTAAAAGTTATTCCCTGTATTCTTAAATAGTTTCCAGATGTTGCATCTAGATTTAATGTAGTATCGGTTGCATTAAAGATTAAAAACTCTGCTCCGTAAGATCCTGCCCTAAATCCAGAAACGGTGTAACCCTTTAATCTATTAAAAGTAGGAGATAATTTTGCATATAGTGCTGGATATGCTTGGTCATATTTAATGTTAAATGACGAGGCCTCTCTCATAATTGTTCCAAATTCTTCAAAATACATGTTAAATTCTGGTGGTTCAGCAGAACTTATTCCTGATAGATATGTTCCTTGCACTATTCCGCTCATAGCATACTTCATAAATGATTCATTTGCATTTATTTCAGAATCTCCAAATACTGATGCTATTGGGGCATTAATTTTAAAAGCAGTATTTTGTGAGTAGTTGTTCCCTAAAGCATATATGTTTTCAAACATTACTCTTGAGGAGCCACGAACAAACAGTGCCATATTATTATATACTGGAAGCGGCTTTTCATCATCTACCTCTGCAATAAGGTTATTATTTATGTATAAAAAGAATCTTCTTCTTGTTCCTATATCCTGGTATTCAACAGATAGGTCATAGACTGTTGGGTTTTCTTCTGTAGCCATTCTATATTGACCAGTAAACTTCCCATCATCAACTATGATACCTGCTAAGCCTTCATACAATTTAATTGGAATAGCAGATGAGCCAGATGCTTTTATCTTATAAAATATTACATCGTGTACATTTTGCTTTTGAGAATCATTTAAGTTGTTTGCTCCTAAAGCAACAATTTCAAAATAGTATCCGTTATTTGTTGCTGGATTAATCATTACGGCAAGCCCACCAGATCCACCAACCACGCTTATACTTTTATCTGGAGTAGTTCCTGGAACTGTAAAATATGTAGAAGCACCAACAGAAGTTTGTCCACGATTACCATCATTTTCAATTTTTCCAACAATTCTCATTCTAGTTCCAAAGTGTTTATACTTATTATCTAATGGTTTATATACATAAGAAATAAAATCAAGCGGTGATTCTGTTGTAGTAAATCCTGGACCATTCATAATTAAGGCCGATGACTGTACTGTTCCTGTCTGTGTTGATAACATACCATTTATGCTTGACTCAGATATATACTTTGATGCTAAAGCATTTTTAATAATTCCATTTCTTGATGTCTTTTGTGCAAGAGTATTATTTATTCCTGCAGCACCGACAGTTGTTGCTGGAGGGGTTTGATCTAGTCTAAACAAATACTTTGACTCCATAGTGCATCCACGAACATTTTCATTGTTAGACCAGTAAGGGCTAACTCCTGCTGAGTGTAAAGCAACTGGTGTTCCAAATTGCCCTCTTCCGTGTTTTGCTACTACCCCATTTTTAAGTTTTGTAACTCCAAGAACTTCTTCATAGTTTGGCTCAGCGTATATCCTTACTAAGCCTGTTGGATAAATTTTTCCATTAAACGGTAATGATGAAAAATATTTTTCGTATTCCTGAACACTGTTGATCCAGACATTGCCAGTACCAGAAATATTATACTCAACTGCATCATACTTAATAATCTCTCCATTTGAATAAAAGTATCCGTTATATCTTGTTATAAAGAAAACACCTTCTCCAAGATCCATAACATTGTCAACAACTATATTATTTTTGACTGATGGAACAGATGATGACAGGTTTGAATTTAAAGGTATTGCACTTAATGCATAGGTTGATTGGTTTTGAATTTCTTGATTCACAGACTTTGTGCCTTCTGATCCCCCTAGTTCCCAAAGAACTACTGGCTTATATACCCAGATTTTTTCGTTATCTACAAGACTTGCCTGCTTTATTGTTCCAACTGATCTTTCTATAGATCTTGCAGTATAAGTAATCTTTCCATCATTATAAACCTCATTATCCTGAGATGTTATCTCTAAGATGTTTGAAAGTTTGCTATTTGTTCTTTCATTTTTAACAACACCTGTGTCAGAAAAATCTGTAGTCCCATAAAGGGTTACGTCTATTGGTCTTTGGTTAACTGATGGCATAATATAATCCTTGCTCATCATAACAAAATTATTATACTCATCAAAGAACATCGCTGTCTGAGTTGATATTGCAAGTTCTTCCAATACTTCTGCCACACTTTTTTCTGGAGGAATAAAGAAGAAAGGAATAATAACCTCAGACTCACCCTCAACTCTTTTAAAAACATAGTTGGAGAATCCAATAGAATCAAGTAGTAACGATACAGCAGAACTAACAGATGTATTTGTAAGTAGGATTTGTGGTGCAATCTGTGACTCAAAGTAAAAATACAAATCTCTAAGTTCTATGGATACTTGCTTAGATTGATTATCTAGTTTTGGAAAACCATCAGAGTACATTGTTTTGATTGGTAGGTAATATTCAACTCCAGAATTATCTGTAATAACTTCGTAGAGTTTAAACTGAATATTTTTAGAAACATACTTGCTAATAATGCTTAAAGTATTTGATGTATGAAAGGCATCATCAAAATCAAATAAAGAAATTGATCCTGTTGAAGCAAGAAGTTGTCCTACTGGCAATCCGCTAACTCCTAAATCAGAAGCACTTTTATTAACAGAAAATTCTAATACTCTATCGCTTAGGTCTGATACAAGTCGTGGAGATAATTCAATTAAATCAAACGTGGAATCAAATTTATTCATGCTATCAACTACAACTCTAATTCCAGAAATGTACTCAAACTCTTTATACTTTACTTGATTATTTAGTGTAAATGCTGGGGGATTTGTTAGATCTGTAACAAGACTTGTACGTGTTCCAACATCGGAATCTTCAAGACTCCAGCCATAAGATGGAGTAAAAGTTTTCCATTCACCTTTATACCAAATATGATATGTGCCTAAAGACATACTATTAGAGATAACTAAATAAGCATCACCTTCTTGGGCTGTCTCTGGCTTTAGTGTTGCTGAAGATAACTCTTCAATAAATTTAAAAATCCCCGAATATATTTTTGGAACAATTAAGCCATATGAAATCTCAACATATCCATCAGATCCAATTATTGACTTGCCATCTTTTCTTCTATCTCTATCAGAAAAAGATATAGCATCTACCCAACTGTTATTTTTTAATACTTGAATCTTCCAGTTATTTGGGGTTGTTCTATTTACTTCTCCATAGTATGGGTCTAAGAATGTTTGAGAAGAACTAGAAAATGTTCCGTAGTCTAATTCCCCTGTATTGGTTTGCATCTTTACTATAAGTCTGTTGGCTGGAACCTTTTCTTTGTATACAACAAAGGGTGCCGTGTCCTCTATTCTATGTCTTTCATTAATAGTTTTATTAGCGACTCCATACTCAGTACCGTTTTCTGTTCTAAAAGAAGTCCAGTATTTAAATGGGTCATTCTTATCTGACATATAATATCTTGGTCTTTTTGCCATGTTTATATTTGGGTTATGCAAAAATCTTCCATTAAGATATGTTGCTTTATTGATTCCAGATCTTGGTCTTTGATAACCAAAGCAGTCTTCTAAGGAATAAAGCATCTTAATTTTTTCTTTAACTGGTTTTAAAGTAGTTGGTTCTTCATCATCATCAAACCCTCCATCAATAACTATATCTGCATCTGTTGCTCCAGTGTAATACTTAACTCCATTGGTTCCTGAGTCAAGCGGATCAAAGGTGTTTGGGATTGTTCTATAAGGAGAGTTTGCCTGTGTTGGTCTATATCTATAGTTTCCCACCATAGACATGTTTGTTGCAATATTCATATTCCATTCAGCAATGACTGAAGATTTTGTTTTAACAGAAGAACTTGTTTCTATGTAGTTTAATAATTCCTTATCTTGAAACATTATGCCTCTTCCAGTGACAGGGACACATTCCAAAAGTCAAAGTTTAAACCACTTCTCTTTACAACAGAATAACTAAAGTCTGAGAAAAACACCTCTATAACTTCATTATATTTATTGACGTTATTAAATCTGTTGTCAACTGAACTGCTATCCGTGTCTTCAAAATTTGTATACTTATCATAAGCAAGGTAAACCCAGAACGAACCTTTATGGTTATCATACCAATTAAGTAGTTCTACTCCACCTGCTCCACCATCTGTTGTAAACTCTAGTGGGTTAGGTCTTGCTACTGTTGCCTGCATATCTGCTTTTCCACTACTATTAAAATTTGCCTTTGTGTCATAGGCTCTAGATGGCAACATATTCCAGGATGTATTTATCTCTAGTTTGTCAGCAATATGATATGACCTCATACGGCCATTAATCATTCTCTCCCGTTTTTCAATTCTAACGGGCTTAAAGTCTATCTCGGCTCTATTATTATCAGATAGGATTAAAAACTCGCCATTAGTGGCTTCAAAGGCTGTATTGGCCCCTACCTCGTTTCCGTCTGGGATGTAAAAACCATCAACCTTACTTCCAGGATTATCAGCAAAGAGCATTGCCTGTGGTCTAGAATATTTTTTTCTACCAGCCATATAGGTGTTATTTGCCATTAGAACCTAGCCCCCCTAATTCTTTGAGCATCTACGCTCTTTATCTGTACCATAACTGCTCGTGCAATATCATCTGGATTAGCATCAGATTTTACATTTAAGTTGAGGTTATAATTATACACTGAATCTCCAACGGAAGATCCAGAATTTATAGCCTTCATATTTTCAACACCATACTTGTCAACTGCATACTTACTCATAACAAATTCTCCAGGGGTCAACATTGAAGGAACTGTATCTGTGCCCATAGCATATCCACCAGAAGCAAAATACTTTGGGACTAGCCCACCCTTTGATTTTAAAAGCATCCTTCCAGGATCTTTTTTATCTTTTAGTATTCCTGATGCCTTGATAGCCTTAACTAATAAACTATCTGCTTCTTCCATCTTTACCAGACTGCCTAATGGATTTTTTAAATCACCCGTAAAAAATGATGAAAATTGTTCTGCTGTTGGATCATTCTTTCCGTATCCATACTTCATTCCTATAAAGCCATCTTTTATTGCTGCCTGAATTCCTTCATCTCCATATTTTGCTGTAGCAGTGCCATAGAAGTATCCATACTTTTTCATTTCATCCTGGGAAGCAAATCCTTTACTTCTTAACACGGCAGTGACAGCGCCTAGGTTTAGTTTTGGTTTATACTCAAACGGTCCGTACCTTCCTGGATTTAAGGCTTGATACTCAGGGTTTGTTGCAAAGTGAGTAAAGTCTCCTAAAGCATTGCTTGATGAACCTGGATACTTTGATGGATGCACCAATTGATTAATAAGATTAGGGTTGTGTGAATTATGAATTGCTCTAGTCATAAAGTTTAATGCTTCAAGTTTTTTTGCAATTGGTGACATTTGTTTAGCACCAGTAATTGCTTTTGGTGCAGATGCAGTAAAGTTTAGTGGAAGCAGTGCAGCATTTAAATAATCCCAATTATTTGGTGATCCTGAATATAAATTATTTAATCCCTTATCTTTTCCACCTTTAAAAATTTTATTGACTGTTTGCTGAAGGCCTTTTATTCCTAAAAATTCAAGCAATGAAGCAGAAAATCCTTGTGACAATCCCATTCCCACGGCTGAAGAAGTATTTTTATAGGAAGAACTAGAACCTGAATTAGGCGTTTTTCTTGAAGGGTTTGAAGGGTTTACGTTAGCATATACTTTTCCACCATCTGCATATTTGCCAACATTCATTGCATCAAGATGTTCTATTCCGTACTTTTCAACAGCGTCTTTTGTTAATACATATTCTCCTGGGGTTAACATTGCAGGTACTGTATCAGTTCCCGAAGCATATCCACCTCTAGCAAAGAAATTAGAAACCATACCACCCTTAGCATATCCAGCAAGTGATCTCTCAATCTTTCCTATTGGAGCATTAAACCCCTGAGTTCTTCTTACAGCCTCTTCTTTAAATTTATCATCAGCAACGATTTTTGCTGCTTGGGCTATAATTTCTTCTGCTTTCTTTTCTTCTTCCGTTTTTACTTTTAATAATGTTGCTTTTGAAAGAGCAACTTCTGCAGGAACTCCCTTTGCATATGCTGACATCTTTGCAAGAATGTCATCCCATTTTGTCTTTAATGTATCGGCTGCTGCTAGTAATCCTGCAAGAGCGTCAGGATTATCTGCTGCTGCTTGTGCTGCTGCAAAGTAATCAATTTCTGCATTGATCCTATTCCATGCGTCTTTTGTGTCGCCATAGAATTTTATGTTTCTTATATTTTTATCAATAATGTCTTGAGATTTTTTGTTTTCTTCAATATATGAATCAATAATGGCTTGTCTTGGTTCAATTTTATTTTCTTCAGTATTATAAATTTCATCCTGCTTGGCTTGAATTTGTTTAAGAATTGTAAGTCTGGCTGGATCATTCTCCATTGCATAAATTCTTTGTGAATTCTCATATTGTTTTTGATTAATCTGATCTTGAGTTAAACCACTCTTTGGACCAGTTAAAGAACCAAGTGCATTTTCTCTTGCTTGTTGCAAAGCCTGACGTTGAGCATCAGCAAATCTTGAAGCATTTCCTGCTCTCATTTCTTGTACAGCACGTGCTGCTGCAGAGATATCTCCAGATGTTATTGCATCTGCTAAACCGATTTGTTGTTTTTGTTGATCTAAAATATTTTGATTTATGTCAGAAACTTTTTGAAGGGCTTCGGCTTGATCGTCATATCTCTTATTAACTTTTTCTGCAGCATTAGAAATAACTGTTAGATCATTAGACAAACTGCTATTTTCATCTTGAATTTTTTGTATAGCACGATCACCAAATAATGGATTCATTTCTAGACTACGATTTGCATCATTGATTGCTTCTGTTGCATCTGCAACTTCTTTAAGGAATGGATCAATTTCTCTTTCAACACCAGCAATTAATACATCATTCTTTTTAATATCCATTGCTTCTTTGCTAGTCATTACTAGTTCTTCTTCGGCTGCAAAGTAATCCTCAACTATTTGTCTTCCTGCAGATGCTGCACCTGCTAGGTCTCCCTTGTTTAACTTAACTTGAATATCAATTATTTTTTCTTTTTCTATATTGTTTAATAAGGTTGCGATTTCCTCAGCATCTAACTTTCCATCTTTAAGGTCTGCCATTAATTCTTTTGCAAGTGCTGGATCTCCAAGTACTGCATCAATCTGGTCAGCACTATAGCCAAAGGCTTTCATTTGAGATACAAGTTTTGGCATCTTTTTATACATTGCAAAATCTTCATTTGCACGAATTATTTTATTTAAAACTGCTTGACGCTCAAGTGCTGTGTTTGATTCTTTTATAAGTCTAACATAATCATCCCACTCTGGAGTTCCCTTTTTAATTGTCCCCGCAGCAATGGCTGCTGCTTGGCTCTTATCTGCAACAACATCTAATGCTTCTGAAGCAGAGAGACCACCAGAAATAAGCATGTTGTATGCCTTGGTTTGTTCTTTAACACCTGCAATAGCAACATCATTAGCAAGTTTAAAGTTACCCATGTCTCTTTCTTTATACCCTTGGTCAACAGCCTTACCAGTTTCTGTTAATCCAGTTATTGTATCTTTTGATCTTGGCTTATCTTTTTCAAAAGTAAATAGTGCTTTATTACCTGTGTATGCTGCAATCTTAGAAAAATCTTCTGCAGACATTGACTCGATAGCGCCTCTTAGTCCTTCTCCTGTGCCTAATTTTAAAAGTCTATTTTGAATACCATCAAATAGTGCAAATGCATTTTGCTTTGTTTTTTTATCTCTAAATGCTGCAAGTAGTGACTCAATAGGACTAAGTGCATTAAATGCATTATCTCTTACTTGCTTAAGACCCATTGCTAAATCTTTTAGAAAATCAAGTGGGTCTGCTCCTTTTGTTTTTGTTAAGTCAGGGGGGACAATACCGTTTCCCAATATTTCTGTTAGTTTACTTGGGTTTTCGGCAAAATAAACTGCTGCTTTTTGATTTACATCCTGGGTAACTTCTGGTATTCCTAATTGTCTTGATCTAGCAACTCTTTCTATATCTTTTGGAGAACCAGCAGCCTGTAAATAAGCATCAACGACATTTTTATCACCAACCAATGTTTCAATATTAAGCAACATTGTTCTTGTTATAGTTTTACCATCTCCAACTAAAGTTGCCCAATTGTCAACAATGTACTGATACCTTGGATCTTCTATAGCCATAGCCTCTAGTTCAAGTTTTGTTACACTTGTTTTTCCTGCTAGAGCATTAACCATATCTGCAATTCTTTGAATCTTAGATTCGCTATCTGTGTTAATGTCTAAGGTAATGCCATAAGTTTCTTGTATTTTAGACAATATGTCAACTGCATCTGTTATGTCTTTTGGATCATAGGCATCTCCTTTATTATTTAGCAAGTTAAGAATAATAGTTTTTGATTCAGTCTTCAAACCAGCCTTTGATAATAGTTGTGAAATAACAGATCCTTCAGCAGTGTCTCCACCAAGAGTAGTAGTAACTAATAAATCAAATGCTGTTTGATAGTTTGGGTTATTAAGTAACTCAAGAAGTGTCATTGGGTCAATTAAATTACTTGCAAATTCTAATTGCATTTGTGTTTTAAATGAACTGTTTTCTAATGCGCTTAGTTCTGTAAGTGCTACATTTTTTAGTTCTGCCATAGGGCCTTCTTTGTAGAGTGTATCTACAGCACCCTTAATAGCAGCATTCCAACCAGTATCTCCTATTGCATCTTTAGATGACAATATCATATTAAGTTGTGTTTTATTTTGTGCATTTAGAGCATCCAGTGCTTTTTTACGTTCTGCTTCAATTTCTGAAATTTCTTTTTCAGTTTTTGCAGTTTTTAATTTAATGTCATATTGTTTATTTAAAGAGTCTATAAGTTGTTGATTACTTTGGAACTCTTGAATCATCAACTGTGCGCCAGCGGCTCTAATTTTATTTGTTTGTGCATTAGCATCTCTAATTTGGAAAAATGCCGAAGTTATTCCAAATGTAAGAATTGATAATGTTTTATCTAGTCCACTCTTTTTTGGATCAAAGAAGTCTTGATATATTGCTGGATTTACTAATGCTAACCTTTGTTGAATATATCCTTTTTCTCCTTTTATGGCTGAGAATGCCTCTCCTTGCGTTCCTCCTTTACCACCATAAGATTTAGCAAAATTTTGCTGTTGTGCAAAGTTAACCATTTTTTGAGATGTCTTAAATGTTTTTTTATCAATATCTAAAGCAACCTTTATTGGATCCTTTAGAATATTTTCTCCATTAGGTCCAGTTATTTTAATTATTTCTCCAACTATGTTTGCAGATAGTGGATAGTCTTTTAACTGATTGCCTAAAGCCATTGACATGCTTCTTGCTTGTTCTGAAGTTATAACACCACTAAGCATTGCACTTGATAGTTGAACTCCAACATTTTTACCAATTTCTTGGCTTGACATTCCTGCTTTTGCTTGTGTATTTACATCTGCAAGTAATGATTTTCCAAACTCAGAATCTAATATTGTTTGTCCAACCTTGCGCTGTTTTTCTGTTCCTCCAGAAAGCCTATCCTGTCTTTTTTTGTCTGCTGCTTCGCTTGCTGAAACTCTTTGAGTTATTTCTGATAAGGCAATTAATTTTGCATTAGTCATAGACATTGCGTTACCTAAAGCAATGCCTTCCTCTCTAGCCTTTTTCATTGCAGCATTAAATGCATATACTGTGCCTGCTAACGCAAGAAGCCCTGCAGCGACTGCACCAACGGGGTTTGTAAGCATAGGAGCAATACCAGCAACTGCTGATGCGCCCATCATAGCCATACCACCTGATGTATTACCAGACATCAACATTCCAGTACCAATAGTTCCAAGTGCCATTGCTGCGCCACCAGAAACTCTTCCAACCTTTTCTTGTCTTAAGTTTCTTCTGTTTTTAATTTCTGCTCTTTTGGTTTGTTTTTGAGCCTTTAATTCTCTTTTTTGACCTTCTTTTACTGCAGCATCATAATTTAATGCTTGTTGACGATTAAGTTCCTGACGACGCTGTTCTTCTACATAACGTGCTCTTGCAGCCTCTGTCTGTTTCTTTTGAATTGCTGCTTGTTCTTTTTGTCTTGCCGCTTCAGTTCTTGCTGCTTTTTCAGCCGCTTTTACTTGGCGCTCTTTATTCCTTAGTTCTGTTTCAGCAAATTTTTTAAGCGTTCTATCAATTTGAGATTGAGTAAAACCCTTTTCTCTTAACCTTAGAGCAAGTTCTCCTTGCTTTACAGTTGGATTTTTTAATCTTGTTTTCCCTACTGTTGCATCTCCCTCTTCAAAACCTTTAACACGTATAAGTCTTTTAGTTTGGTTTTTTGTTGTTACTGTCTGCTTTTTCTTTTTCTTTACAAGCCTATCATCTTTAGTAACTTTACCTTTTGAATCTACAGGAACAACCCCATCTGGCATAGGGGAACTATTTCTATTACCTATTTTTTTAGTAGTTCTTGCTTCTGGATCTGTAACACTCTCGCCCTTTTTTGCACCAACAAATACTTCATCGGCTGTTGTTGCTTCAAGGTTTAATAATCTTCCAGGCTGGAATGCAGTATCTGAAAATAAAGTTTGTAATATTCTAGGAGTTCTTGGGTCTGCTGGAAGGAATTTTGGTGAAACATTTTTAAGTGTTCCGTCAGCCTGAGCATTAAGAACTCGCTGATCTAACTCTACTGCCTTGGCAAGAAGCGCTCTTTCTTGTGCATTTTTTGGATGCTCTCCTCTTGCCATAAAATCTGCTGCTTTTCTGTATTCAGCCTTTTCTGCATCAGTTAAGTTAAGAATATTTTCATTAAGGATTGCTGTGGCTCTGCCCTTAGCATTCATATAATTATTTAATATTCTTGCATCGTATAGTGCCTGGCCAGTTTTCATCTTCTTTGCGCCAGAGGTTGAACCAGTAACTTCTTGTTTTATGTGTGAAAGATTTTCTCTTAATAAATCCCTGACTTCATCTGGAGAATACCCAAGAGCGAGCATTGCTCTTCCTGTTTTTGTTTTAAGAGGATCTCCAACTCTCTTGTTGTAATCTTCTATTTCTTTTCTTGCAAAAGGTCTTACAACTTTGCTTGTGTTTGCAACTCCGCCTCCTGCTGCTTTTCCAGTTGACCTTAAGTCTGTTCTGAATGCCGATAAACTACCGAACCTTCCAGAAAACTTTCCACCAGAAACAAATCTTCCATCGGCATCTGGAGCAACGCCCATTCTATACATAACGTTATTAAGTACTTGTTCTTTTGTTCTTGCATACTTTGCTCTGCCATTAGGATCTGCTTTAAACGCATCTAGGTCATCTGGATGAATATATTTTGTTACACCATCAACATTAATAGGAGTCATCTTAGAAATTTCATTTAAGAATGTTGATTGTTTTGGTGCAAACCTTCTTTCCTTCATTGAAGGAGGAACAGGAACCTTTCCGCCATCCCATGCTGCTTTTATTACTCTTGCTCTTTCAGGATCTAGAGTATCAAGTTTTCTTCTAAATTCACTTTCTACGCTTCTTCTTAAATCATTTCTTCTTGACTGATCTTCTAATGGGGAAGCAAGAGCATACCTATTTAGTTGTTCTTTTATTTCAGATCTTGATGCATCTGGAATTTCACCAGCCATAAGTTTTTTAATACCTTCTCCTGCACGAGCATGTATTGGCTGAAGTGATGCCCAATCAGTATTCTTACCTGCTTTAAGTCTTTCAAGCATATTTCCATATACAACTTTTTCAGTTGGGTCTAAATCTTTATCCCAAGATTTTAAAAGTTTTTCTAGTCTTGGTATTGATTTATTAATTTCTGCCTTTATTGCTGCATCATACTGGGCTGGCTTCATTCCTGCAGCAATACCTGATGTTTCTTGTGCAAAGAACTTCTTTGCTCCACCCTTTACACCAAGAAGATTTATTATTGCTTGTTGCTCCATGCTTGGCATTGCTTTAGCAAAATCTCTAAATCCAGATGCTTTATCAAATACTCCAGCAGTTCCAACATCTGATAAGACATTACCAGAAAGATTTGCTTTCTGTAAATCTTTATCTCCTCTAAGTGTTGAAGCAACTAACTGCTTAATCATGTCAGACTTTGTAAACTTTTCAGTGGCTGATGCTATTCTTGGATCATATGGGGACTCAATAACTATAAACTTTCTTTGCCCTGATGGATCAGTTGGGTCTAGCATTGTCTTAATACTTTGTTTTGGAGATACCAGTCCGTGAACTTCTCTTGCAATCTGTGTAGCACGTACTTCTGCTAATGCAGTCTTTTCATCTATTGTTGGTTTTACTACTACAACTTGTCCGTTAGGTTTTCTGTATACCCCGCCAACTCCACGTGCAGGGAAACTTCTTCCAGAAAATGGCTGAAGAAGTGTTCCAAAATTAGTAGGTGGCAGTGATCCAAATCTTCCAGATTTTACAGTGTTAGATATTTTTTCTAATATTTGTCTAGACTGTGATGCCTCTGCTGCTGACTTTGGCATACCAACAAATACTGCTCCAGACTGGCTTTCTGAATGTAGACTAGAAGAAACTTTTTTAGAACCTTGTTGGACTCTTTGTATTTTAAGATCTTGTAAAGACATATTTGCAGGACCAGCAGGAATTCTTCCAGACATAAAACCTGGAACCTTGTCATTAAACATTGCAGTTATAAGACCTCTATACTTGTCTGTAGTCTTTGTAGGAATAACTGCTTCTCCTGGAGAAAGCATTGCAGGAACAACATCTCCAGCACCCTTTGGTCCTGGAACAGTTAAAACCCCATCTTTATATTTTCTAACTGGAGGCAACTTTCCTACTGCTCTTTTTGCTCCTCCCATTCCCCCAGCAAATAACGCTGGGTTTTGAGATGCCATAGACCTCATCTGTGTGCTTAATGAATTATAAGATGAAGCAAGAGCATTAACAGATCCTGCTTCAACATTAAAGACTTCAATCAGCCTTGTGTGGGTTTGATGTAACTGTTGAGAAGAAGCGGCATTTTCTATCTGCTCTTGGGTCATGTAGTTAAAGCCTGCACCCATTACACTTGTTTGTCCGTTTAGTTTTGCTATTCCTCCACGAAGCATTGAAAAGAATTTAATAACATTTGCAATACCGTTTGCAAGCAAACCAAACGTCATAAGAATAATTGGTCCAAGACCAGCAACTGCACCTACAATAATTGCAATAACTTTTTTTGTGCCATCGCTAAGTCCATTAAACTTTTCAAAGATATCACCAAAAAATTTAACAACTGGAGTTAATGCTTCAAGGAATATTTTTCCTAATGGCATGATTGTTTGCTTAAACTGTTCTATTGCTGCTTGGAATTTAACACCAACTGAGTCTTCAATTTTTTTCATTTCTCTTTCAGAAAGAATTGCTAACTCTTCTACTGATGCACCTGCTAGGTTAAGCGCTCTAGAAGCCTGCGTACCATCTTTTGTTACGTTTTGAAACAGTGTTGATAGACGTGAGAACTGAAACTTTCCAAACATTTGCTCAATTGCTCGTGCACGGTTAAGGGGGTCTAGTGTATCTAGTGCTTGTGCAAAACCAATAACAGTTGATTTAATATCTCCAGCATTTGCCTCAACAATTCCACGAATATTAACGCCAAGATTGCCTAAAAACTTTGCTGCTTTATCAGATGGATTAATTAAAGATGCAAGACCAGACTTAAGTGCGTTAGCGCCTTCTGATGCATTAATTCCACCTTCTTTCATTGCAGTCAGGAAGAATGCAAGATCTTCAACAGTTCCTCCAAGTTGTTTTACAACAGGGGCTGCTTTTGGAATTGCAATAGTTAAATCTTCAATAGATAGTAAAGTTTGGTTTTCTACTGCGTTAAGAAAGTCAATCTTTTTTGCAAGTTCTTCACTTGAAATACCAAATGCACTCTGTAAAGAGATGGTTGTTTCTAGTGCTTGCTGTTGTTCTATTTGACCAAGAACTGCTAACTTTGTTGCTGTTTCAACTTGAGCATTTAATGCTGATCCTGTAAAACCTGCTGCTGCAGCAGTTGCTGCCATTTCAACAGTCTTGGTTACTGATACACCGTACTTTGTATACTCTGTTGCTAATTTTCTAATATTTTCTACTGCTTTATCTGTTTCTGCATCATTAGTAAAAGCATCTCCATATACACGCTTAAACTTTACAATCTCAGTTTCAAGTTCTCTAAATGTTTTTGCTGCCATGCTACCAAATAAGGCAAGTGGCATTGTAAGACCAACCATAAGTTGGCGACCTGCCCACTGAGTATTCTTACCAAAGTTCAGGAGTTGTGTTGATCCTTGCTTTAGTAACTGATTTAAGAACTGCTGTCTTTGTGCAGCATACTGAATTCGTGTTCCAAGTTCTGTAAACTTTCCATTAGCCATTGCAAGGCTTTTTGGCATAATCCTGATTGCATCCATAAATCCAGAATTGGATTTGTTCATCTGGATATACTGTGCTTGTAAAGCCTTTACTCTATCTCTACGAGCACGATTTATAATCTCTCGCTCTTGTGCAAATGCCTTGCCCATAACACGGGTATTGGCAGTTGCTGCTGCCATTGTGTATCTATAGTACTCACGAAGAGATAATTTATTTTTTTCTAGTGCAGAAGTAAATGCAAGTGTGCTTCCTGCTACCTTAACCTGGCTTGCAGAAAATTTTCCTGTAGCACCTATAGATTGTAGTAGTTGAGCGTTTAAACCTTTTTGAGCATTTGAAGCAGCCAGGTTGCCCTCAGCAAGAGACTGATGAAACCTGCTGAGGCCTGCCTGAAGTGAACGAAGTTGTGCAAGGGCGGCAGCCGTATTAAAATTAATATTTATATTAGAATTTACATCTGCCATATTCTATGCACTTCCCTATTTATTTATTTAACGAATTAAGCAATGTTCCTGCTTCAGAGTTTTGAAGCCCTGATGCTACATCGATAATTTGATATACAGTTGGAAGGTCTAGAAGATCTTCTAGTGCTTCCCTGTCTTCTGCCAATTCTGGCTTGAATTGCTTTAGTGCAATCTGTGCACAATCAATAAGAATATCCATTGACTTATCGTTATCTTCTGAGGCCTCTGAGAGTAGGGCAAACTTAGCCATAAAAGGTCTAAGTAGTGATAACTTAAGTGGTCTTACTGAAAGTTCTGTCCCGTCGATTAATGTAATAGTCTTACCGCTTGTAGTCTTATTTGTTGAAGGCTTGTCAGCCATAGTCTTCCTCCTTATAGGTTAACAGTTAATTATACCACGCTGGAGGGTGTAGATTCATCTAATTTTTCATAGGTTAAGCCCATGCCAATTCCAAACCCTGCTTTTTGTGCATTGATTCCTTGGAGTGCAACAATATCTTTTGAGTCTGCTGCTTGACCTCCACTAAAGACTCTAGCCTTCATTTCTTCCCAGGCATCTTGTTTACCACTTGACTTATCTAAATCAACACCCTGCATGGCAGCAAGAAATTTCTTATTAGAGTAGTCAAGATCTCTTTTAACCTTAAGGGTTGCCATTACCTCTGGCATCGACATTGATGATTCTAGTTCATCGTAGTCTTTCCAAATCCCCAGCAAAAATACCTCTGACTCTATCTCTGCTAAATCTAATTCATCCCAGGAAGATCCACTATCTGTTGCTTGAGCCTTTACTGGTTCTTCTGATTTTTCATTTATTTTAATACCTGCTGAATAATCTAATAGTTTATATATTGTCGGCATATCAATATTATCTTCTAGTTGTTCCTGAGTCTTTATGCTTGGATAGTATTGCCTCATTGTTATTGTTGCACATTTACACAAAGCATTAATTGCCTCAATATCGTTTGTTGCCTTTTTTACATTTTCAAATTCTTCTAAAAATAACTTTAAGTATTTTATTTTTAATGGAGTAATGTATAGTTCTGTTCCATCAAACAACTCAATAATTGAGGTTTTATATATTTCTGTAGGCATTATATAAGTATACCAAACAGAAAGGCCCAACCCCGAAGGATTGAGCCTCTCATATATTAAGTTATATTATGCTGCTGGGATGGTACGATCTACGATCTTACCGTATGATGCATCATCATTTGGAAGAAGACGGAATGATACTTCGAACATTGTCGCTTCATCTCTCTTTGCAGATACTGTAACGCTCTCAATTGAGAGTGCACGATATGCTACGTAAACTCTTTCGAGTTCATCTGATGCTGCACACTCGCCAGTTCCTGGACCAACGGCAACCAAACCACGCTCGACAGGGCATTCGCCGATGTCTCCTGCTGAAAGATTAAGTGTTGGGTTTCCTGATACTGTTTCTAGATCTGCGTCCTTGCCTGCTAATGCAAACAAAAGGTTTTCTAGTGTTGATTCTGCGAATGTAGTATTTAGGTTTACTTGCATGCCTTGCTTAAACAACTTAGCAACGTCAAGAACCTGATCTACTGCAACCTCACCAAAGTCAGGCTGGAATTGAATTTCCAAACCGTTCATTGTGTATCCAACGTTACGGAAGTCGGCATCATTAGACAAAGTTGTCTTGAATGATGTTCCTGCTACGTATGCTGGAAGGGCTGCGTCTGTAAGTACGCCTGCTTCATGTGTGAAGAGGGCTGCTGCTCCAACAATAATATTGTTGCTGCTACCACGTGTATATGCCATTTATTTCACCTCTTTTTTTTCTTTTGGATTAAAAGGGCTTGTTTCCTCAAGATTAATTATACAGCCCTTTTTAAGATGATGAAATTTGGGTGTCTTGGTGATACTCAAAGTCGATGATTATCTTGTTCCCGCCATAAGTACGGGCTGTCCCAAAGTCAATAATGTCTCTCACTTCTTCAAGTTGGTAGACCCTAAATCTATGAAAATAGAACATGCTTGACATGCCATCGACTACTTTGCCTTTTGCCCAGTTATTAATTTCTTCTGCTGTCTCATCTTCACGATCCATAAGCCTTAAAACTTTTTCCTGAACCTGAACCATTTTTTCAGTAACATAACTTTCTGTTGCATAAAAATA